AAAGACTCTCATGGCGTCACGTTCTTGTTACCGGACGCAGCAGTACGGTAAGGCTGTCACACAACGACAGATTGGCGGAGCACTTCACGTGAAGCCATCACAACAGATCAAACGCATTCAAAAGACCATCGAAAAATTGAACAAAACCCGCGTTGTCGTCGGGATTATCGGTGGAACGCATACGAGTGAAGATGGTTCTACATTCGATATGGCCGCCATGGGCGCAGTCCATGAATTCGGAACCGAAATAACGGTTACACCCAAGATGCGGGCGTACCTGCATTACCGGGGGATTCATCTTAGAAAAACCACAACAACGGTGGTCATTCCAGAACGGTCTTTTTTACGGGCTTCCCTGACGAAACACAAAGACTATTACAAGGCTCTGCTGAAACAGGAGATGCGCAAAGCAGTCATGGGCAGGCAGTCGGTATGGGATGCACACCAGATTGTCGGTGCAGTAGCCGCTGGCAAGGCTCAGGAAATCATTGCAGACAGTGATGGCATTGCACCGCTTGCAAGACCACGCGCAGACGGCTCAAGCAGACCTCTCTACGATACTGGACAGTTGATTCAGTCAATAACATGGGAAACACGCAATGAGAATTAACATGCGCCAGATGGTGCGCAACATGGGCGTAGTCCACACTTTCGAACGTGTGAAGTCAAAACACGGCACTGACGGCAAGGCGCACGAAACAACCAAATCATTCCTTGCAAAAGCCATCGTTCAGCCAGCCAGTCAGGACGATCTGAAATTGCTTGAAGAAGGGCAACGGTTCTACCCTGGCATTCTCATCTACATCACAGAGCCGCTTAATGTCGGTGATTATATCAATTTCCGCGACAAAAAATGGCGCGTCATGAACTCTCAGGATTGGTCTGATTATGGATTCCACCAGTGTATTGCAATTCAAGCCGGAAGCACTGAAACAGGTCATAGCAAAGGTTTTACAGTTACCTGACGACCGGGTGTTTTTCGCATATCAGCCAGCAAAAGTTTATGCTGAAGACGAAGATGAAGAGGAAAAAGAGTTTTTTGTCACGCTCAACCCGATAACCTCTGTCACTTTGGGCACGGCATACCATTTTGACGGCAAAAAAGAACAGGAAGTAATCACGCAGACCAAAGAAACCACTGTCAGCGTGAATGCCTATGGCACCAACGCAAACGATCTGCTGCAAAAGCTGCTTGGTGTTCTCAAGACAAGTCTTGCCGTGCAGTCGCTGAATGAAGCGGGTATGGCTATTCCAAGAACCTCTGCAATCCGCAATCTGTCCGGTGTCATGGGCGCAGGATACGAAGAACGGGCGCAAGTCGATTTAATTGTTTCACACCCTTACAGGCTCACAACATCACTGATGCGAGCTGATTCTGTCGAAATCTCTGTAATAAAGGACTAAAAAATGAGCTTATCAATCAGCGACGTTATCAATGTTCAGTTACTTGACCAGCCAATGGGCGCAACCCGGCGCAATCTTGGCATGGCTGTTATCTTTTCTCATGAAAATGGGGAATGCTTTCATGACCCGGCGACGCTCTACGCATTCGTATCCAGTGCAAACGATGTTGCACGGCTGTTCGGCATTGACAGCGATACTTACAGGGCAGCACAACAACTTTTCTCGATAAGACCGACGCCACGCCGTGCAATAGTCGCAAGATGGGTGCGGGAAGCACGGCAAATCCCTGCATCCAGAAACATGCTTCGAGGGAGCACTGTCAGTGTGGACGTGAACATTTTACGGGAGATAACCAATGGCTCATTCTCGTTAATTGTTGGCGGGAAGCGCAAGGAATATTCCGGCCTTGATTTTACCGAAGCTGTCGATATGAGCGATATCGCAGATTTGATAACTGATGCCGTCGATGTGGACGGAATCGAGGTTGTCTTTGACAAAGTGGGCATTCGCTTTATCGTGCAGAGCAAGGACGATGGTGATCTCCCTGCAACCCGTCTTGGCTATTCCGTGCGTACTCACGAGGGGATTTATATCGGAGCATTACTGCGCTTAGAGGACGGTCAGGGCACTATCTCAAACGGCAAGGCTGCCATATCTATTCTGAAAGAAAGTCCTGCTGGCGCCCTCAACGCCCTGCACAATGTCTATTCTAATTGGTATGGGATTTACTTTGCCGCTTCCCTGACTGACGGTGAACTGGATTCAGCGCATTCATGGGTTGTCTCAAGCGCAAATGAACGCGTGCTTGCCTATACAGCAATAAAGGAAGCGCAACTCGAATGGAAAGAAGACAACATCATCAAGAAGCTGTTCGACAAGAATAGCGGACGCCTGATGGTGCAGTATAACAACACGGGTGACGACCATGCGGGTGCTGCACTGCTGGCCAAGGCAATCTCTACAAACTGGGCCGGGCAGAATACGGCTCAAACGCTCAAATTCAAACAGCAGCCAAATGTCCGGTCTGATGCCAGAATCACGATAACCGAAGCCGAAAAGTGCAGACGCCTGGGAATCAATTTCTACACTGATTTTGACGGCGTTCCAATGGTAGCCGAGGGTGTCATGGTGGGCAAAAGGTGGATTGATGAAATAGTCGGGCTTGACGCCTTTATAGATGCGTGCCGGGTTCAGGCATTCAATACGCTCCAAGGGAATCCGACAGCAATCAGACAGACCGACAAAGGACAGGAATCGCTCATTGGAAGTTTGCAGGTTATCGGCTATGAGTTTGTCCGCAACGGATTCCTTGCTGAAGGCATGACGTGGAACGGGAACGATATCGGAGAACTGCTGAACGGCAGTCGGCTTGAAGATGGTTACTACTTCTATTCAGACCCGTATGACATCCAGAATTCAAGCGACAGACAGGAAAGAAAAGCCATGCCCATCATGGCCGCTGTCAAGCTGTCTGGCGCAATTCACAGCCTGGACATAATCATTCAATTCAACAGATAAAAGGAGACCCACAAAATGCCAAGATACAGTCCTGACAACGTAATCCTGAAATTGAATGATTACGAGATAAGCGGGTTTTCTGACGCGGGTGACCAGATCACACTTGTTGAAGACAGCGAACTCGGAGCCTATACGCACGGCACGGGTGACAGCGTTTTTGTGGCGTCCGGTAAAAAAGGCGGCACTCTGACACTCAAGCTGTTGCAGAACACGCCCAGCAACAAGCATTTGAGCGCACTCAGAAATCAGCAAAGAAACAGCCTGAAAGATTTTAAACCTCTGTCACTCTACATCAAGGACCTGATTAACGGTGATGAAGCCGTCGGCTTTGAAGGCTACTTTTCGGCAGCAAAAAACCTCACTCGCGGAAATCAGCACAATGATGAAACATGGGTGATTCAATTCAAGAACGTCAAAATTGACAATGCGGAGGGCGCATGATGGAAACCGAAGAAGTCGTTATTGAAGGTGTGACCTACACTTTCCGGAAAGGCAATTTCAAAGAAAGCAGGGAAGTTGGCACATCGCTTGGCGTACTGCTGAAAGGTGCGCTCCTTGTTGGTGTGGACTCAAAAGAGGGCAACATGGATTTCAAGGCCAACTTTGACGTGTTTTCCGTGCTGTCACATCTTGACCACCCGGCAATGAAAAAGGCAGAGCAGTTTATCCTGAAATATATGACTGCCACAGTAGACGGCAAGACAACCAAACTCGACAGTGACAATCTCATAGAAAGCCACTTCAACACACGGCGGTCCCATTATTTTGATCTGATTGTGAGAGGGGCAAAATTCCATTTTTTGGACTTTTTACCCGCTGGCCTTCGGTTCTTGAAAAGTATCGATTTGCAAGCGATGGCAAGCACCTTTACATCGACACCGAAACAGACTGGATGACATGGACACCGATTATGCGCAGACTGTGTACCCTGCATGAATTACGCACAGTCTACTCGCTTGACGATGTAATCGATATGCACGAAGCCATAGCTGAAACAATGATTCTTGAAAAGGCGCAAAATGAACCTGGGTGAGCTGCTTTTAAAACTCGGCGTTGAAGTCGATCAGGAAAAAGTAGACAGCTTCCTGCAAGCCGTCACGCTCATTGAAGACAGCAACGCTGAAGCCGTCCTGGATGGTGTATCTGATGCCATGGCCAACGCGTCAGCTGAAGCTGATGCTACAGCGGAATCATTGAAGCAGGTTGCTGTTGAAGCGCAAAAAGCGGGTGACAAGGCAGAAAAGGCAGCAGAAAGAAGCGGCAATTCCTTTTTAAGCGCACGGCGCAAAGTCGTGATGTTCAAAGGTGCCCTGACCTTTATCGCGGGAGCTGCATCTTTCGTATCAGTGGGCATCGTGCGAAACGTCAGTGCTGTCCTTGAAAAGATTGATGAACTGGCAGCGTCCAAAAACCAGTTGTTCCAGATTTCCAAGCAGGAAGTAGCACAAGCAAAAGAATTTCAAAAAGGCGTAGAGCGGTCCAGTCAGCTAATGGACTCACTCAAGGCACGGGTTGCACTAGGGCTCTTGCCTACAATCATGAAGCTGATTTCAGCCTTCAACGATTTGCTTGTCAATAACAAAGAACTGATAAGCGAGGGCCTGATTCAGGTCCTCAAGGTCATTCTGAACATAGCGCGGGTTGTCGTCCACTTTATCGGAGCCATTGATAACGTAGTCAAAAGCACTATCGGCTGGCGTGCTGCATTACTGCTGCTTGCCCTGGCTTTCGGCATCGTAAAACGGGCAATGCTTCTGGCCTTTGTCACGAATCCGATAGGCTGGGTAATCCTTGCGATTATTGCCGTCATAGCAATCCTGGATGATCTTTTTGTTTACTTGCGTGGCGGTGAAAGCCAGTTTGCAGCCTTTTGGGGGCCAGCCGTAAAGTGGGCAAAGAAAGTGTGGCAATGGTTCAGCGATACGATGGCAGCCATTGTGAAGATGTTTGAAGATGCAGCCGAGACATTCAACTCCTGGATGGACAGTCTTTCTGAAATATTCAGCAAGGTCGTTGAAATCATTACGACACCGTTCAGGACGGCTTTCGGAATCGTAACCGCACTGTTTGATGCAACTATTGGCAGAATAGCCAAAGGAATTCAAGCAGTCGGACGGTTTCTCGGCTTCGGTGGAAGTGGCGAAAGTGGACAGGACGGCACGTCAGGCGCAGCGTCAGCAAGTGCAGCATCAGCAGGTGCGCAAAGCAATAACGCCACTACGATCAATAACAAGGGCGGTGACGTGAAAGCGGATATCACGGTTGTATCCTCAGACCCGAACCGTGCGGGTGAAAAAGTGAAAGATTCAATGTCACAGCCGCTGGCCAGAGCCAATCAGAACATGCAGGGAGCGAGGGCAGCGTAATGATGAACATGCTTCAGGCGCGTCCTAATGTCGCATCAATCAAAAGCCGACGCATAGGCGATTTCACGTTTGACCTGACTACGACCGAGTCGCATACGTCACTTCTGAATATCACAGAAAACCCGATTGAAACGGGCGCGTCCATATCAGACCATGCTTTTCTTGCACCAAAGGAGATAACGATTAACGGCATCATGGTCAGCCACGACCCGCCTGTCGGTACTCCAATGCCGTCGCAAGGCACACCAGCACAGTTTGATAATATTCCAAGTCCTGGAAGTTTTCAGGCCTTGACCCCTCAAGCCTTGCTGACCGCAAGCCGGAATTTTTCCGTGAGCAGTCTGGTTAGCAGTGAAGTTGAAAAAAGGGCTCTTGCACCGTATTTGCCCAACTTCAACAGTGCCGGAAGTGATGCAAGCCAGACGTCAGAGCGCATACGGCAAGCCTATTCTGACCTTCAAAGCATCCAGAAAAGCGGAGAGCTGATTGAAGTCATGACAGGTGTGGCACTCTACAAAAGCATGGCTATTGTCAGCATCACACTTACGCAGACAAGCGATGAGTCGGCAGAATTTACAATCAATCTGCGTGAAGTATTCATTGTTGAAACAAAGAAGGCTTCCGGCCTGAATCCAAGTCCGAACGGACGTGCGGGTGCGCAGTCTGCACCTGTTGCAAACAAAGGCAAGACTCAGCCTGACCAGTCGGTTATCAGGCGCACCACAGGGATTTTTGGGTAATGGACGGCTACAGAATTTTGGTCACGGCGGAGCCTTTGCAGGAACAGTCGTTTGACCTTTTCGGGTACAAGCTGCGGTTCACACTGCGCTTCAACAGTATTTCAGGACTCTGGAATTACGATCTGTTCGACCTTGAAAAAGAAACATTCATCTGCCAGTCGTTCGGCCTTGCCGTTGATGCGCCGTCACTCATATCCATGAATCTGCCTTTTGTTGTCGTGATGGAAGATTTAAGCGGGCTGGGCATAAACAGCATTCATCAGTCAGAGATGGGAAAGCGGTTGCAAGTTGCTTTTGTAGACAAGAGGTTATACCGTGAAGCAGTACGGACGTCAAATAAAGCTGTATCTCGGTAATGCAAGCCAGAGCATCGAATGCGGTCAGCTTCGTATCACGTTCGACATTACCAAGACGATTACAGAGAATCCGAACCCTGCTCAAATCCGCATATTCAACCTGAATGAGTCAAACCGCAATGCCATCCGCAGCAAGCATTTTGACAAAGTTGAATTGCACGTCGGCTATGCAGAGCTTCGGGTGATCTATTCCGGCGATATCGTAAAAAGTCGCATCGTTCGGGAAAATCAGGACATTGTGACAGAACTTGAATGCGGTGACGGCGCAAACGATATTACTTACGCCAGTGTAAACCGGACGGTTGCAGCGGGTGCAAGTGACACGGCAATAGTAAACGAAACGCTCAAAAGCATGGGCAGAGTTTCCGGGGGTATTACAGAAATTCCTAATCAGAGGGTGTTGCCGAGGGCAAAAGTGCTGTCTGGCAATTCCCGCGATTATCTGTCAGGTGTGGCGCGGAACAATAATGCGGACTGGTCTGTGCAGGACGGCTCAATTTTAATGCTTCCGAAAGACAGCGCACTGGCAGTCGGTGACGGCTTCGTATTGTCCAAAGATACCGGCATGATAGGCGCACCAGAGGAAACCGAAAGCGGACTCAAGGTGACGTGCCTGCTCAATCCCGATCTTCGCATAGGCTCTCTTATTCGCATAGAGTCCATCTTCAAACACTTCAACGGTGACTACAAAATAACCGAACTGTCACACACTGGCGATTATCTGTCAGACCAGTGGTATTCCAACATTGTCTGTGTTGGCGGTGAATTTCAAAAGGTCAATAAATGACGACACTCGACGAAACCAAAACAGTCACGATTGAAGATGTGCTCAAAACGGCAACGGAGCGCGGTCTGATGAACGTGCATACTGCACTGCCTGGGCGTGTTGTCAGCTTTAATCCAGAGCAAAGCACTGTTGTTGTTGAACCGATGATTAACGCCGTCATGCAGGACGGCACACAGTTGGAAATAACACCGCTTGCGGACGTGCCTGTTCAATTCCCAATGGGCGGTGAATTTGTTTTAACTTTCCCGATATCCAAAGGCGATGAAGGATTACTCGTTTTTAACGAGCGTTGCATAGATGGCTGGTGGGCAACAGGCAACAAGTCAGCACCGCTTGATAACCGGATGCACGATTATTCGGATGCCAATTTCATTGCTGGCGTATCCAGTCGTCCAAGAGTCGTTAAAAACATTTTTATGGATGGGGCATCACTTCGCACCAAAGATGATGAGACGCATATCCGTTTAACGCACGGAACCATCTACATCAAAGGCGATATTGTTCACGAAGGGAATACATTACAGTCAGGCAATTACGAACGCGACGGCACCAGCACAACGACAGGAAAGATCACCGGGCAAAGCGGTCTGACTATTCTCGGCGATTCGCAAATGAGCGGTGGAAGTATCACACACAACGGAAAGAATATCGGTGACGATCACCAGCACTCTGGTGTGCAGACAGGCGGTGGAAATACGGGAGCACCAATCTGATGAAAGTAAGACGGCTCGACAGTGCAGGTGACTGGACGTTTGGCGGTGGACTTCGCAGTTACGCCGTTGACTCTGAAGCCATAGCGCAGAACGTCATGACGGCTTTGCAGTCGCTGCATTCAGACTGGTTTTTAGATGTTGGTCACGGCATCAAATGGTTTGACCACCTACGCAAAAATCCTGACATCAGCGCAATGGAAATCGAATTGAAAACCGCTATCCTGGGCGTGGACGGCGTGGTGATGCTTACTGACTTCCAGATCAATCTTGACGCACAAACAAGGCGTGGCACGGTTTACGCTGAATACACGGACATTTTTAACAAAGATCAAAGGGTGACAGTCAATGCTCCAAATAACTGATACAGGCATCGCCACTGAACGGCTTGACGTTATCCACGCACGGCTGGTTGAAAAGTTTAAAGCAATATACGGTCAGGATATCGTAGTGACGCCTGATTCACCGGACGGGCAAATGATTGGGATTTTCAGTCAGGCACTGGCTGACATTAACGAAGTCATAGCTGCCATCATTCAAATGCTCGACCCGTATCAGGCGACGGGTGTTTATCTCGACCAGAGAAGCCTGTACGCTGGAGTTATCCGAAAAGGCGGTGAATACAGCTATGTTCCTGAAGTCGTGATTACTGACAGCAATGCTGGCTTGACAGTACCGGAGGGCACAGTATTGATAGACTCCAACAGAGTGCGCTGGCAGACTGTGAGCGACCTTGTGTTAGACGAAAATGGCTCCGGACGTGTAGACATAAGGAGTGAAGAGCGAGGGCCGCTAAGACTTCCAGAGAAGCAGTCACTACAGTTTGAATTGATGCTTTCAGCCGACATGAAAGCAGAAACAATCAAGCCGTCAAAAGTGGGCAGAGTTGAAGAAAGCGACCCTGACCTGTTAACCCGGTTCATGCTCAGCCACGCCGTCAACAATGAAGACGACCGTGCAGGAATACAGGCATCATTGATGAATATTCCTGAAGTCGAAAAATGCCTTGTTCTTGAGAACCCTGAAAACACGACAGACCCTGTTACCGGACTTCCACCGCACAGTGTCAACGCAATCCTTGTTGGCGGTGAAAAGGACGACATTGCCCTTGTTCTTGTTCAAAAGAAAAAAGGCGGAGCCGCGTTCTACGGGGCTGAAGAACACACTATTCACTACAAAGGCATGGACCGACGTGCTCGATGGGATTATGCCAGTCCAGTTGAAGTCAGCGTGACACTTCGGTATGAACGCCTTGTTGCAAAAGCTGACCTTGCAACCGGGTTGATATCGCAACGGCTGAAAGCAAAGGACTTCCACCCTAATGAGAGCGTGTTTGCATACAGGCTGATTGCAGGAATAAACGACGATCTGAATTTCAATCTTGTGAGCATTTTCGTAAACGGCTCTGACAGGGTGAATATCGGATTCCGTGAATATGCCGTAATAACTGAAGTCGAGGTGGAAATTGGATAAGGCATCAGACCTGCTGATCTGGCAGTATCGCGGAAAAGAAAAGGCGGTTGCCACAGTCAACGCACTGGCTGATGAAGCCAGCAGGGTTTATGCGTCCGCTTTGCAGCTCCTTAGAATTCTCAACATCGATGATGCCGAAAAGTACGAGCTTGACCTTGTTGGGATGCACGTCGGTCAGTCACGGCTGATGCCTGAATTTGTTGCAAAGGATTTCTTTGGTTTTGACAACATCGATGGCGCAAACCCGTTCAATCAAGGCGAATGGTACAGAGTAGGCGGGCAGTTGCTTGACCCGCTTTTAATGTCTGATATCGAATATCGATGGATGATTAAAGCGCGGATTACAAAGAATTTCCAAATTGGAACGCTGGACGACATTATCGACGCCGTGCAATATCTGTTCGGCTCAAACGCCAATGCAGTAGACGGCCTGGATATGAGCGTGGCAACCATCATTCTGCCAGCAGCACAGTTAAGCGCATTGCAGCTATACGCTATTCGCAAAATGGACATAATCCCGCGCCCTGTCGGTGTGAAATACAGTTTCCTGCAAGTTGACGCGATACAGCCGTTTGGCTGGTACGCAGACCCGCTTGCGACCGGATTCAATATCGGAGTATTCAGCAGATTTTTAACTTGAAAAATGGAGTCAGAAAAATGACGGAACCATACAAGCCGGATGGCAAGATTTTTGCCAGTAATGCCAAGTCAGGAGAGCTGGCAAGCTTTCCTGATATTTCACGCGGGTGGGGATTGACGCTTGAGCAGACAGGCGGTAAGCCGCCGATGGAATGGATGAATGACTTGTTTCAGCGTGCAGACCTTGCCTTGCAATTCCTGCAAATGACGGGCACAGTTTCGCGGTTCAACGCTGACTATTGCGCTTTTATTGGCGGTTATCCCAAAGGCGCTGTATTGCACTCTGATGATGCCCAAACATTGTTTGTGAGCGCAGTTGACAATAACACGGAAAACTTCAATACATCGGATCCGGTTCAGAACTGGATACAAGTTGGGGCTGGCGCAGAGTACGCAACCCAGCACACACCCGGTCCGGTTCAATTCGCCACTACTGAAGAGGTTGAAGCGGGCATTGTGACAGACAAGGTGACTTCACCCGCCGACCTGGCGAAGCGGTTTGAAAATGCCGATTTTGTAATAGATTTTTGGCAAAACGGCTCAAGCTGGTATCGCAAATATAAGTCTGGCTGGGTAGAACAAGGCGGCACTATAAACGCAGTCACACAGCGGCTTGTTATCAATCTGAATATCCCAATGGCTTCCGCTGATTACCAATTTTTGGCACATTCCGGGCAAATCGTTAATCCCGGTGGTGCTGCAAATCACACAGTGCGCGAAAAGACATTAACAGCCGTAACTATTTATGACTTTTACTTTGGAGCGTTTGCAAGTTATGGCAGATATTACGACTGGTCAGTATCCGGTCAGGGAGCGGAATAATGACATACACAACAAAAGAATACGCTGAAGCAGCGCATCAGGCCAACATGCAGGGCAAAATCCTTGAAGTGATAGACGGCAAGTTTGTGTTTACAGAGCCGCCAGAGCCTGAGAATCTGGCCACTGAACCTGCTCTGGAAAACCCTCTTGCTGTGGAACATCACGCAAAGCCTGGCGATCTTTCCTAAGCTTTCCGGACAACTCAAAATCGCCGTTATCTTCAGCGCGGTTGATTGCAATGTCTAGCTGCATCAGCTTTGCATCACGCTCTGCCCGTATTTCCGTTGCGAGCAATTCTTCAGGCGTAGGGCCGGGCGGTTCCACGTATTCAAACGCTTCGTAACCATCAATCCAGCCATCTTTGACAGCGTTTTTAGCATCAGACTCATGCGAGAAGCTGACTTCCATTTTGTTTGTTTTATCGTATGCACGATACATCATTTTTTTCATAGTTTTAGTCCTTTTAGTTGGAAGGCTAAATTTAGCATTTTGAGGTTCCATTTGCCAGCGGTGCAGGTAAACCCAGTGCTCGGTATATTGATATGGACTTGCCGCCACACGGCAGTCAAATTATTTCCCCTATTTCAGGGCATTTGTACTTCGCAAAAGTTTCAACAGGAACCAGTCAATACATATCTTTAGTTAATCGAAAGAACAGGGATGCTGGCCCTGCTATCGGGCACTGTTCTAGCAACACGACAAACCAAAATTGCATTGTTTCTATTGCTGTTTCAAAAGGTGACAACATCGGCATTCACTATACGGCAGCGGGTGCGATGATACTTTTCCGCTTTAGCTATGATGAAGGTGCGCCCTCGGCGTAAGTAAAGTACATTGATTGTGGCCCTGTTTCCAAACCGCAAATAATATGCACTCGCCCGCCTTTTTTTACAGGAACAAATGCACCTATATGAGTCGTTCCCGTTGAGACTTGTCTTGATTCGACAAGTGCATGTGAAAGGTCTTGCGTAACTACCGCAATTGAAAGCCTTTGATTTGCGGCTGTTGGTGTCAAAAGTGCCGACACATATCCATCAGCAGGGGCAAAATACATTCTTGCACTGGTGTGTTCAGGGACAACAGGTAACGATGAATATGCAAGCAAAATATGCCGCTCGCTGGGTTTACCTGCACCGCTGGCCAACGCGGGCACTTGCCGGGCAATTTCACCTGCCAGGTCGGCGAAGGGAACCGCACAAGTGGCGAATTGGATTTAAAACGCAAAACGGACTGCTTTTTACAGCAGCCCGCTTGCATAGTGGTAAGGAGTAACACGTACCAGTCCGCTCTAGTACGCACTTTCATTATAACAGCATTAAAAAATTCTTGCAGAACGCTCAAAGCTG